CCCAGACCTAGCCCAATACCCAGACCCAGACCTAGCCCAATACCCAGACACAGACCCAGACCCAGAAAAAGACCTAGCCCAATACCCAGACCCAGACCCAGACCAAGACTCAGACCCAGACCCAGACCAAGACCCAGACTCAGACCCAGACCTAGACCAAGACCAAGACACAGACCTAAACTTATTTCTTTTAGTTCTGAACATCTTTATTCTCCTTAGAATATGCGGCAAATACTACCTGTATTCACCGCATACACTAAACAGATTACTTCAGCTTGCCAAAAGATTCGATGGACTGCGTGGTGACATACCAATCACTAGGCAGCTTCTGACAATCCTTCCAATTATTATCACTGAAAGAACCAGTCTCATAAACGATACCAGCATCTTCCAGTTTCACACAAGTGTCATTCACACCAACCAGCTTGCCAGTGTAAATGTACACACCGCAGAACAGCGTCACCCGCTGGCCCATCAGAGCAACCAGACCTTCGTTTTCAACTTCGTTCACAAGAACCTTCATTTTCATTCTCCTAGTTAGATTAGATTAGATTAGATTAATTGTAGTAGTGTTCAAGCATGTAAGCATACCATGCCGGGGTGTTGGGTTGCAAGTGTATTGTCATTTCGTATTCTCCATCACTGCCCAGATCAAGCCAACATTGGCAAGACTGTAACCAAAGAAAGTCAGCCCTAATCCTGACTGACCAATGTACGCTAGGCGAAGGGCTTCAATAAAATACAATACAGTTACAATGATAAGTAGGATAGGGCTGTTCACTTCATGTTCTCCTTTAGTCACAGTTAAGATAACGATAGCCAGTAGCCTTCCACTTGCCAGTGTGGTCTTGGAAGGGCTGGCAAAAGTTAGTACCAAAGCCAGCGTTGGGGTAATTAGACAGAAGTGTAGCTACCTTCTCTTCAACTTCTTCTCTGGTATCACCAACTATAACATAGTTCTGATCAAACTGACCAGACCAAGCTTTAACTTCTACCATGTTACTTCTCCTTCTTCTTTGTCCTCATACGTTCGATACGACACAGCTCATTAACAATATCGGCAGTCTTTGTCAAGCGGTTAAGATTATGCTTGGCGCGAGACAGGTTTTTAAGAAACCTAGCGTAGTTAAAGTCTTCCATGTTAATCACTTGCAAGATAGAATACTGGAAGTTCTGCTTGCTGTAAGTTTCATAAAGAAGAACGGGGTTTAAGGCACAGGTGGTAGTCTTTACAAAAGTCTTGAGTGTGCTATCAATGTGCTTTGCATTTTGCGTACCATAATAAAGCAGACCTTTCTTGAAGGGCTGATTACCACGCTTTGAGTTATACCTGTTCTCAAAGATTGCAACCATAGCACCGATAGTCATGTAAGGGTGTGCTTCAAGCATCTTCTTAAATGTAACATAGCTACGCTTGTTATCTGTGCGGCAAGTTATGTGATGTGCAAGCCAATCGGACAGTACCCAATTCTTGCGATTGTTGTTCATGCTGATAATCTTGCGAGGATCAAAGTCATTGTCAATGATAACATAGAATGGGATGCCAAGAAGACGAGCAACTGCAACACGATGCTGGCCGTCCTTAATCTTTGGCTTACCCTTAACAAGGGCAACAATAATCGGCTGGATTTCCATGATGTTAATACCAGCCTTTATGTCATTCTGGATTTTCTTAACTTCACTTGGCCGAACCTCTCTGTTACCAACCTCGCTTTCAAGTTTCCAGAACAACTTATTGTCAGGTGAAATTTTCCAGATAACACTATGCTGTATAGCACCACCTAGCAGTTCATTTACATTTGTGGTAGGGGTTTCAGTAGAAGGTTTAATGTTCTTCCAATTGATCTTACGCTTCAGATTAGAAACAGAGATAAGCGACATGATGGGTTATCCTTTCCATGTCAAAGATTAGAAAAAGAACAGGGTGGCAACATTATGTCACCACCCTGTTAAGTTTACAACCCAACCAACAACGCTACGCAACCAAAGGCATCAGCAACTTGAAAGCCTTGTCTTTAATCTTAGCACCATCACCAAACTGTGCAGAGTTAAACCGTGCAGTTTCAACTGCTTCACCCTTGCTACGAACAGATCGGTTATGGTCAATGTATCGAGTAACACCCTGAAGTGCAGCCCATGCAGTACCCTTCTCTGCACCTTCAGACACTGACTTACTGTAAGCCTGAACCATGCTTTCGAACTGGTTCAATTTACGGGTGCTAATATCTTCCATGTCACCATCCTTGGGAATGTTAAGGATAGTCTTGAAGAAGTTACTAATTTCACGCTCAGTCATATGATGCAGGGCCATTGCATCACCCATAGACTTGAAGGTATCGTAACTCTGGGCAATCTCAGCAAGTTCACGGGCAACTGCATCCCCATCAAACTGGCTGCGATGGTTAGTCTTAACAACTGCACGATTATCTGAAGTTGCAACCTTCAGAGTATTCTGACAGACAACACGAGTGACAGTAGCCTGATTGATCGTAGCCATTGTGCCATCCAGTGAAGTAGTCATAAGTAGATAGCTTTCATGCTGCTCACCAGCGACTGTAAGTTCAGGAGAGAACTTAGCAGTAGCCCAGATACGCTTACCGCCATCAAGAGAACCAGCAACGTCCATCCTGAAACGATCATCCACACCAATGAAATCCTCAAACCACTGGAGAACTTCAGTAGGCTGAACAATCTTGTAAGTATCAGACACCAAGCCAAGAATGTTGCCAGTGTCATTACGGACGATGAAGTAACGGTCATCAACCATCTTGTCGCCCATGTTAAGGCTAGACAAGTCAGCGTAAGCGTTAACTTTAACTGCTTCCCAATTAAGACCAGCTTCCTTAGCCCACACTTCAAGAGACTGGCCTTCTTCCATTTCTTGTCCCAAGTGATGCCATACATTCTTACGAGAACCAAGGTAAGCAATGTTGGCACGGTCATTCGTCATGTCGATGTTGTGGCTCATTTTCAATTTCCCTTTCTAGGATGCTGAGTTAGGTGCAGACGATATTTCCTCATCCACCAAGTGTTTGTCAAGCAAATCATACTCTACATCAACAAGTTCCGGTAACGTATATTGATACGTTCCATTCTTGTACACATCAAAGCCAACAGTTCCTTGGCTAAGAAAGATACGATACTCACCAAGCCAAGCCATGTCAATCCTATCTTGTAACTTACAGATACGATACATGACTTCTTCGTAGGCTTCATGTAAGTCACTCATGCTGACCTTCTCCCTTTGTATTTCACAAGCATAGACTTGCGAAAGTGCAACATCCAACAGACGGCACAGAAGAACAGATTGTTCTGCACTACTGTTGCAGGGCTACAACACTTGCTACATTGTTCCTTCATCGTCCATGCTTTCATAGATTGCGGTTTCTTTTTCTAGCTCTTCTTCAGCCAAGGCAACAGCAATATCTTCTGGATAGCCAAGGCTGACGTACATCCAGTATAAATCCTGCATGTAATCTGTAGCTGTATTACTCATGGCTCTGCCCCTGCTTTACATAGGTGATCTTCCCACCATTGGCTAGAAACTTTTCAGTTTCCTGTTCGATGAACTTACGTTCAGCAATCTTAGAATAGGGTCGGTCACGCATTGCCTTGGTGACAAGAGGAATGGTTTTCTTTTCGGTAGTCATAGTATATTTCTCCTAGCCAGCTAGTGGTTTGTATTCACGTGTTATACAAAAGCTAAAGCACCAACGCCCTAGCTTAAAGAAGCGGATGCCACCAATCTTGATTGTGCTAAAGTTAAGCATGATTTATTTAACCTCCTTCAGTTCATGGTTAACATACTGATAATTAATCGGATCATCACATTCAGTTGCCCGGTAATCCCTCACTGCAAACCAACGTGTCATCAAATCACGGGCATTGTCAAGTGCTTCCTGCATCGTATTGAAACGTAAAGCATTTCCGTACCACTTGCCAGTATTATCCGTTTGAACTTCAGGTTTCCACGACATAGTTACTTCTCCTTTAGTGTTTTGGATATGAAACATTAGGAACATTCTTGTTCCAACAGGCACGGCAAGGACCACACTGATTACCCCTTGAACGTGCCTTACATTCCTTACCAATTACTTCACCATGCTTGTCAAATACTGTGGAAGTGTTGGCAAATTTAGGGGCAGGACCATTGATCTTAGACCCACTGATACGAATGATAAGATTATCAGGAATAACATTACCTTGCCTGATAAACTCCTGAACAATGCCACGTTCCTGAGTGGGCAACCAGTGTTTAATTCTCGGCGTCATTCGGCACACTGCAACGATAGCCACCAGCATTTCAACGGATTGCAAGTCACCACTGTCAAACCATCTATGGAAGCCATCAGTGTTATACTTGATAATCTGAAATGCCATAGCCTGTGACCACATTTCAGGATTGGTGTTGTTCCATTTATCAAGATTATTTATCCATCCCTGATTGACAGACGGACGTAGCTTCTGCAACTTACGGGCATAGCACTTGAAGCATGGTGTACCTTCTACCTTAGCCAGTTTACTACCAGTAATACAGGCAAAGGCATCAATAGCGAAGGTAGTGCCGGGCATCTTGGTATTACCCGTACTAATATTACCATATGACTTAGCTTCCTTGACCAGCATAGCCTGTTACTCCCTTTCAGGGTTAGAGTTAAGGAAATCTTCGACCCAATCCTTCGCTTCAATAAGCCCACACCCGGTATCCAAACGATGCTTTTTCATAGCCAGCAAGCGATGACCCGCCAAAGCCAATTCTTCAGCAGAATAAACTTCAAGGATCATTTCATCAACCATATCAAGGCAATAATGAAGCTGCTTGTGGATGTGAAACAAACGCTGTTTGTTAATAGTCATAGCCTGTTACTCCCTTTCAGGGTTAGAGTTAAGGAAATCTTCAATTTGTTATCCCTTGCCCTTGAAAAGTAAGGGGGAGACTTTCACCTTATTGCTTACTGTTAATATCAACTTGTTAGCTGATATTAATAATAAACAACTTATTACAGCATGGCGGTAAGGTTAACGATTGTAGACTTCATAGACCCATATCGCTTTGGTCAACGTCTACACTCGGTTACTATATTTCCACCACAGGAAGGGAGTGTTAAACCCTAGCACTTATGCTCGTAGATCATTGAGATATTGGGAATTGATGGAGAATTAACCCATGATCTAGTCATAGCTGCCTGTGTAGTAATCTATAGTTACCACTGAAGCCGTATTGTGTTTAACGTCCGATGGCTACCGTGAGACGGTCATCATGGTAATTGATGGAGAATTAAACCATGATAACAATATCTTGTGGAGGTTTTGCTCCAACGACCAGAACTGTGCCACAACCCTGCCGGGACTGTCAACAACTTTTTTTTCGCTGCAAAATCAACGGCTTGGGTTGCGAGTTGGAACCATTCCAAATCCACAAAATACCCTGTCGCCATTAAGATATATCTACTATTACTAGTATGTATATTAGACAAGACTATACTGATTATTGTACTACAGAATATAGATTATTTTCTATTCAATGACTGTATATCTTGGGGTAAGTATTCATCATACTCTATAATGCTAAGTCATTGATTTTATTATGTTTGTGTATGTTAATGTTTAATTATAATAAATCCTTACTTGTACGTAAAACACGTACACTTATGCGTACACCCTTGTAAGTTACTGATATTATTATATTATATAGGGGGAGGGGAGGGGTATAGTAAGTACATCCACAATTACTTAGTCATTACTTGTCAATAGTTTATTATTACTGAATAGTTTAAGTATTAAAAAATGGTTCATGATTTGTTCCTCGTTTGTTCACGATTTGTTCCCCCTTTGTTCCGCTTATGTTCACGTTATGTTCACATTCGCGTGAATATTATGCAGTAAATAATTGAGGCTTCATCTGCATTCGCTATTATTTAATGATAGGTGGTGATAGGTGAGGAACAAAATGAGAACAAAACGAGAACATTGTAGAAACAAAAAAAGAACCCCTGCCGGTTAGGGCAGGGGCTTAGTTTATTAGTCTTATTCGACGGCGGCAATCTTGCCGTCAATCATAGTTACCTCTGCGAAGAATTCACGACCACCCCCTTGAAGATGCGGACGACGTTCAACGTATAATGTTCCATTGGCACGATATTCGGGGCCAAACATGCTTGTTTCTGTATAACGCAAGGGCTGTCCAATGCATTCTTTCATGGCTTTTTTAGTTGGATAATGCACGAGCATGATTTTCTCTTTCTCTTCTGGGAAAAGTGAGGGAGGGACTTTCGCCCCTCCCCCTAGGGTTTACTTACCGGCCTTTTTCTTGACCGGAGCCTTGGTGGCAGTTCCGGCGACAATTGCCAAGGCTTGGGCCAGCAGCTCCGGGGTGATGCCGGGTGGCAGGGTAACCGGTGAAGTCTTGACCGGGGCCTTGCGTTGCTCGACCTGTTCGGGGCGGAAAACTGCCAGCCCCATTGTGCCGCTGGACTTCAATGACCAGCGGATAACATCCCCCTCTTGAAGGATGACGCCTTGATCTTTGGCGGCACCATTGGCAAACGCCTGAAGGAATGTCCGGGTTTTTTCCGAAATGGAAGCGTTAAGCCATTCGGAAACGAGATTATATTTAGCCATGGATATGGCTCCTTTCTGTTGGATTGGTTTAGTTTTTAAAGAGCATTACGCATTACGCATTTACTAGAACACTACGCATTTACTAATTGCATCTTAGAGCATGCCGGGGCCTAGTCAATAGAAGAAACGCAAGGAGATAAATTTTTTTTAAACTATTTTGTTCACGTTTTGTTCCTTTTTGTTGCTCTGGTAAACGATGTTCATGATTTGTTCCTATGTTCTCTTTTGTTCACGATTTGTTCTCTTGACTTGTTTTGTTCACGTTTTGTTCTTTTGGCTTGTTGACCCTAGGAAAAAAATTCCACCGTTGCCTTCGCCGCACATATAGCCCCTAAGCCATACAGACCAAAAATAACTAGGGGGTATAATCAATATAAATTTTACACATTTGCTAATAAAAAATATATAGAAAACCACCCCTTTGTTTTATTTCAATAAGACCACTTCCTAGTAGTACATAAAAAATACTAGGGTATATAATCTTATATTGTGGGACGGCTTCGCCAGTACTAAGTCTCAGTCTAAGACTTAGTCTTAGTCTTAGTCTAAGATATATCTTTATTATATTCTTTAGTATATCTTTTATATATCTTATTCTTAGTCTTCTTCTAAGTCTTCTTCTAAGTCTTCTTCTAAGTCTTCTTCTAAGTCTTATAAGTAGTCCTCCCCGGCTTTCGACGTAAGTGTAACATGTTTTTCTTGTCTATACAAGTGCCGTCTGATAAAATAATATCAAAATCAATAATTGACAGGAATCTATATGTCTTTAGTAATTGACAGTACATTGAACAAAGTACCAGAAGACCAAGAGATTGTCTTTAATACCCTTGTGTCTTTAAGGCAACGGTTAAAAGAATTATCCTCAAGGCAAAGCAATGAGGACTTTTTGTCTTTTATACGAAAAGTTGCACCAATGATTGTTACAGACTTTCACATGGGCAAACACATAGAAGTCTTAGCAGATAAGCTACAAAAGGTAGTTGATGGTGAAATCAAGCGTTTGATGGTATTCCTGCCACCACGTTCCAGTAAATCTGTTGTCTGCTCAAAGCTTTTCCCTGCGTGGTACATTGGACAGAATCCAAACCATGAGATTATGTCTATCAGTCACTCGGACCAACTGGCAAGTGACTTTGGTAGATCTGTACGAGATATCGTAGGTATGGATGACTTTCAGGATATGTTTCCCGGCGTTTTACTGAGGCAGGACGTAAGGGCTGCTGGTAAGTGGAAGACAGGACATGGCGGAAGCTACTATGCCGCTGGTGTACGTTCTCAGATTGCAGGACGAGGTGCACACATTGCCATTCTGGACGACGCCATGTCTGAAGAAGATGCCATCTCAAATGCAGGGCGTAAGTACATTAAGGAATGGTGGCCTTCAGGTCTTCGTACCCGTTTGATGCCAAATGGGGCAATTATTATTATTAACACCAGATACCATTACGATGATCTATGTGGTTGGCTTCTCAAGCAGGAAGAAAAAATGGACATCCCGTTTAACGAACGATGGAATGTAGTATCTATTCCTGCGTGGTTAGACGAAAGATCTGCTAAGTTACTAGGGCTACAAGAAGGTACAAGTTACTTTCCTGAGTGGAAGCCAGATGAAGTGTTGCGTCTGGATGAGCAGGAGATTCGTGCTACCAACGGCGGCAAGTATTGGGAAAGCTTGTACATGCAGAATCCTACTCCAGACGAAGGTGGGATGATCAAGAAAGATTGGTTACAATGGTGGCCTTACGACGAGCCACCTCGCTGTGATTTTATAATTCAAACTTATGATACAGCCTTTTCCACTAAGAATACGGCAGACTATAGCGTAATTCAGACTTGGGGTATTTTTAGGAATATGGAGGCAGATGAACTGTCAGGTAGAGAACAGGTTGCCAGCCATTTAATTCTGTTAGGAAATGTCAAGGGTAGGTATGAATATCCTGAGTTAAGGCGAATGGCACAGCAAGAGTTTCAAAAGCACAGGCCGGATATCTGTGTAGTTGAAAAGAAGGCTAGTGGACAGTCTCTTATACAGGATATGCGAAGGGCTGGTCTGCCAGTATTAGAATATACTCCAGACAAGGACAAGGTAAGCCGTGTCTATGCCGTAACTCCAATGCTAGAATCGGGTAGGGTTTGGCTACCTAAGTACAAGGAATGGTCAAAGGATTTGGCAGATGAAATGGTTACATTTCCTTATGCACCACACGATGACCAAGTTGACGCTGCAACAATGGCAATCCATTACGTTAAGGAAAGTTGGCGGTTACTACATCCAGAAGACCCGGATTGGGAGGATGATGTAGGTCATAGGGGCAAGAAGCGGGTTGCATATTGGCGGGTTTAATGTTATTATTGTAATAACAAAAAAATAATAAAAAGAAAGATATTTTAAAAATGCTAGAAAAGCGTAATAAGTTTTATTTTCCTGAAAAGGACAATCACTTTAGCGGAGACACTTACCAACAGCCACATAGATTTAATAGCTTAAGTTTTGTGTCTAATTTTGGAACTGCGTTAGATGTCGGTGCACATGTAGGAACATGGGCAGTAGACTTTGTAAAGATGTTTAACAAGACTATTTGCTTTGAGCCGATCAAAGAGCATAGGGAATGTCTAGTAAAGAATTTGGAAGCCGTTACTAAAGACAGTTCTAAGTATGAGATTTATGACTGTGCTTTAGGAGATGAGTACAAAGATAAAGTTTATTTGGGTTATGTTACAGAGGGAAATAGTGGTACAGCTTCGATTGTTTCTGAAGGGGAATATTCGGCTGAGATGAAACCACTAGATAGCTTTAACTTTAGTAATATTGACTATATGAAAGTTGATGTAGAGGGTTTTGAGTTACAATTTCTCAAAGGTGCTGCGGAAACAATTAAGCGTACAAAACCTGTGCTGAATATTGAGATTAAGCATAACTGTGAAAGCTTTGGTATTTCCAGACAACAGATTGCAGATTATCTGTGTGAAGATCTGGGATTAACTCTTGTAGGGCAAACAGTACAGGATTATATTTTTAAATACGTATAGAAGAATTAGGGGTAAAATTGGTAGCTGGCATTAAAGAATTACTTCAGGCTTATGAAGGAACACCCGCTGAGTTATCCTCAGAAACGGGGCAAGCACCTATGCCTACAGTTACTCCAGAAGGTTTAGTAGAAACTGTAAAAGACTTTTCTCCTGCCGGTGATATTGAAAATATTGTAGAGGCTGGTGAAAGTTTTTCAAAAGGTAAGTATGGTGAAGGTTTATTAAAAACCGCTGAAGGCGGCTTACCTTTACTTATGGGTGCTATTGGTACGGCTTTAGGTTCACCGGCTGGTGGTGCTGCTGCTTATGGTGGAACTAAAGCTGCCATAAAGGGTGGTAAAACATTAATTAATAAATTTACAACTTCAAGAGGATCTACATATGATCACTTTGATTCAGGAACTACAATTAGGAATCGAAGTTCAAAAGATCATCCAGATAAAACTGAAGGTATACAACCAGAATCTGGAAAAACAATTTTCGTAGATTATGAAGGTGCTAATACCATAGGACCACTTTTACAAAATACAGAAATATCAACACAACTTCTTCCTGTTTTCGATAAGAATAATAAACTTACAGGAGCAAAAGTTGTTCTCCTTGAAGACTATGGTCCGAAAAAAGCGGGAGAAACAATAGAAGCCGTACCAGCTAAGATGGTTCCAGAAAAAGGACTGTATCCAGTAGAAATATGGAGAAGTGAAAGTCCTATGGGAGATTCTGGAAGAGGTATTCATTTTGGAAATAAAATTATTGATGTTACACCTGAAACTAAAGCTGCCATAAAGGGTGGTAAGAAAGCTGTCGAGGATATTCTCCAGTATTCCAACAAACAAGATATAAGTGAAAAAATTCCAACTAAGTGGTATCGTGGAACAAATAATGTAGAAGAAACCGTAAATCCACCTAAATGGAAAAATACACGAGGGGGTGTTTTAGGTGGGGGCGGTATTTATGTTACACCAGATCCTGAATCGGCTTCTCGGTATGCAGCGGAGGGTTGGGA